GATATTAAGCGAGTTGCAAAATCTCTAAACCCTGAAAAATCTATTTCACAAAAGGAGTCAATGTTAAAACTTGCAAACGAGGTTGAGAAATTTACTCAAACTCAAATGTGGGGTTATAACATCATTGACATTCTACACTCGGTTCGTAGAGCTCAAGCAATCAACTCAAACATCAAAGAAGCTGGTTTGAAGTATATCACAAAGTATATTGAGGCTGAGGCTCCTGATCGTGTTTATGTTGAGCATAATAAAATTGGGTCGATGTATCGTGAGAAGGAAGAGTATTGGTTAAACATTGAAAATGGTAAGTACAAGAAAGTAGGGGTCGACTCAAAGATTGATGAGGTTTGTGGTAGACACTCAAGTGTTTATATTAAAACAACGGGGGACGACATTATTGAGCGTTATCTTGACGATGACTTGGAAGAAACACTATTGGTTGACGAAGAATTCAATCAAGGTTCGTTTTTGTTGGCGTCACTTCTCCCAACAACATATGAAAGAGTTTCAACGATGGGTACTGCAACATTATGGAAAATGTTGATGTTGGCTTGGTCTTATAAACATGGATTGGCGATTCCTGCAAAAAATGACAAAGGGAACTTCGTAGGTGGACTTTCTCGTCTTATCCGAACAGGATACTCAAGAAACGTTCTAAAGCTTGACTACTCGTCTCTATACCCATCCATTCAGTTGGTACACGATGTATTCCCCGAGTGTGATGTGACAGGTGCGATGAAAGGTTTATTATCTTACTTCCGTAACACTCGTATCAAATACAAACAATTAGCTGAGGAATATGCAAGTATTGATAAAAAGAAATCAACTTCTTATGACCGTAAACAATTGCCAATTAAGATCTTCATCAACTCGATGTTCGGGGCGTTGTCAGCACCACAAGTATTTCATTGGGGTGATATGGATAAAGGTGAGATGATTACTTGTACAGGTCGTCAGTATCTTCGTATGATGATTAGTTTCTTTATGGATCGTGGGTACACACCACTCGTAATGGACACGGACGGTATTAACTTCTCAGTTCCTGAAGGTGTGGAAGAAAGAAAGTATGTCGGTAAAGGTCTTAACTGGAAAGTAGTTGATGGTAAAGAATATATTGGTGAGGAAGCAGATGTAATGGAGTTTAACGATCTTGCAATGAGAGGTGAGATGGCACTTGATACTGATGGACAATGGCCAGCGTGTATTAACTTGGCTCGTAAGAACTACGCACTTATTACCGCAAAAGGTAAAATCAAACTAACAGGAAACTCAATCAAATCTAAGAAAATGCCAATCTACATTGAGAAGTTCTTAGATAAGGGGATCAAACTTTTACTTGATGGTAAAGGACAAGAGTTTGTAGAATGGTATTATGAATACGTACAACAAATATTTGATTTACAAATTCCTTTGATGGATATTGCAAACAAGGCAAAAGTGAAACAAAGTATTGATGATTACATTGCACGAAGTAAAACCAAAACTAAGGCAGGTGCATTGATGTCTCGTCAAGCACATATGGAACTTGCAATTAAAGAAGGACTTAATGTAAATCTTGGTGATGTAATTTTCTATGTAAATAACGGAACTAAAGCATCACACGGAGATGTTCAGAAAGTTAATAAACCAAAAAAGGGATGGAATGAAGAACATGTTAACACTTACGGAGGGACAATACCTGAATCATTAGATTCGATAATACAACTTAACTGTTACCGAATTGATCCCTCAGACTTAGAAAATAACCCAACTATGAAAGGTCAATATAATATCCAACGAGCAATTGCAACATTTAACAAAAGAGTTGAGCCATTACTTGTGGTGTTTAAAGAAGAGGTTAGAAATGGGTTGTTGGTTAAAAATCCTGAGGACAGACCATTCTTTACCAAAGTTCAATGTGAATTAATTAATGGACAACCTTTTGATGAAGGAGATCAAGATAAATTAGAAGATGTTATGGAAATCTCTAACGAAGAAATGTTATTTTGGAATAGAGTTGGTGAAACCCCATACCACATGTATAAAAATGCAGATCCTTATATGTGGAAGTACTTACCTGATAAAAATTTATTCGAGCTTAATACCGTCTGAGGATAATATATACCAATTACCTGAAACAAATTGGAATGACACACAAGCTCCTCGTTTAAGTGATATTTCGTCCCAATCTTCATCTATTCTACCAATATCAGGAATCACAATTAAATTTGTTAAGGTTTTAATTGTGATTTTTTCTGTGGTTGTAGAATCTAATTTGACCTTAGATTGTTCTATATCTTTAATAATCAAAAGTTCTTCACCACGAGTATTATAAAAATTTTCAGAAACTATACAAGTATCGTAAGTCTCAATAAAAATTGATCTGTTACCTCTCAAAATAGTTTTTCTTAATGGTTTACCTTGGTGAATAGCCATAAATTAAATTACATATATTTGTCTAGGCATCGCCCTAAACTTCAATTGTTTGTTAAGATTTTCAGCAAGTAGTGCTTCTCTTTCCATAATTTTTTCGGGACGAAGTCTTGTTAATCTACCATCAGCGCCAATCAATTCCTCAATCAATTTACTTTTTTCATCCTTAGCTTCAGTTGCCAATGCGGTGTAATCCATAGTTAAATCCCCATCAGGAGTTTTTAAACTACCACTGAATTTACCTCTAACTCTTGCTAATGTTTCTTTACAATAAGCGGTAAACCATCTTCTAACCCAAACCTGAGCAGGATTGTTTAAATCGTACCAACTCATCCTTTCAAACGGGACATCAGAAGGTAATTTTATAATATCAGGATTATCTTTTAAACACTGATCTCTATCTCCATCTGTCGTATCATAATACCAATACCAAACTTGACCTTTTGCCAATTCGGCATTTCCAAAATCAAATTTACCACCTGGCGTGTTTAAAAGGTGTAATGCCTTTTTACCACCAGGAAGTGCGGTGATATAATAAGTTAATTCACCCGCAAACATTCTTCTTTGTATGTTTACTTCTTGCATTCTAAGTAGTGTGTCAAATGCCGGTGTTAAATAATAACTTCCCGCCATATTACCAATTTGTGCCAAACCACCTCCACCTCCTAATCCAGTTCCTGTACCAATACCTGCAAAACCACCTAACCCAAACATTAGGTTATTAAGAGTTGCCGGTGTAAACCACAAAATTTCATTTAACTCACGACCCGCGGGAATTTCATATATTTGTTGGTTTGGTACTAATTGAACAAAGTCTTTTTTAATTACCCAATCTCCTCCGGCTTGTAACCCTACAATTTTAGAATAAGCGTAAGTGTAACGAGTTTCAAAATCCAAACTCTTACTTATAAATGCCTTTGTTAAAGATTGAGTATCTAAATTTAAATTATATAATGATGTCCATTGAGATTCTGTTAACCAATCTTGAACATATTGTGAATAATCATCAATAGAGTACTCTAATAAAGTATCCATCATTTCATCCTCAAGTTCCACAGACCTTAGAGGAGCACCTAAAAGATGTCTGACTTTTTGGTAGAAATTACTTCTTTCTGGTTCACTAATAATTGCCATATCTTTTATTTATAAATATCTTTTGTTTTTTATTTCAACAACTTTACCAATTTGTTCATATAGTATTTTTTTCTTTCGGAAATTTCTTCAGATTGACCAAGTTCTTTCAATTTGTCACTATAATACTTTATCATTTCCTCATAGTATTGAATTTGAGAATCTTTATCTCTCTCCATTTTTGGTGTTATTGGTTTATTTCTTGGTTTGTAAGTCGTGAAATCAACGTTTGTTGAGTACATGTTTGGTTTGTAAAATTTTAAACCTCCGTACTGACCACCTTCTGAACTAATATATTTTTTTTCATTGTAGAAAATCGCATATTTTTCGTTACTGACATCAACAAAAATATAAAAATCTACTTTATCCTCTTTGTATCTGTCGGCAGGTAAAGCAATTGGTATTTTATAGTACATACCTCTTTCTGAATTTACAATTCTAGCTATTTTAAAATTAACAGGTTTGACTTGATAGAAATATTCTTTACCATCAATCTTTGCCTCTAAATCTTGACCATCGTGCCTATCTCTTAGATCACCCGAACACATTTGTGTAATTGATTCCAATCTGTCTCCGAACACATTTTCTAAAACCTCTATTGCATACTTTTCATTTTCCCCACCCCTTCTAATTGTATCTGAATTCAAGTCAATTAAAGGTTTAATTTTTTCACCATCATTACCAAACAAATCTTGTGCGTTTTTTTTCATCCAAGTTTCTAAACGACCTTTTGTAGGATCCTTGTCATTTTTATAAAATTCTAATATTTTTTGATGAACATTACCATTTGTGTCAAACCTATTAATAATTGACCAATCACTAACACCACCAAAATTTTTTTCAGAATAATTTCCACCAATAACACCCAATCCAGTCTCACAATTCGGGTCTTTGATCATACCTATACAACCATTTGTTTTGTTACTTCCGTCACAAGGTGGATATACACTTAAATAAATTGACTCAATAGTCTTGGTTGGTATATTAAGAACTTTTGAGAACCCTCTGTTTTCAGTTATTATTTGAGATTCCTTTAAACTTTCTTTTTGAATGTCTTTTTTTGTTTTACTCAAGTATAACTCCTCAACAAATTCCCAATTAACAGCATCCCAAAACTTTTTTATATATTCATCTCTTTTGTTTTGATACTTTAAATAATATGCGTGTTCCCAAACATCAAGACCTAATAAAGGATATCCCCCATTTTTAATAACATTCATCAATGGGTTGTCTTGGTTTGGAGTTGACATAATTTTTAATTTACCGTCTTTTCCTAAATACAACCAAGCCCAACCTGAACCAAATCTGTCTTTTGCAACTTCATTAAATTCATCTTTCATTTTTTTAATATTACCAAAATCTTTTGTAATCTTTTTTAAAATCTCACCTTTTGGTAATTGTTTTTTGGGTGATAACATTTTCCAAAACAATGCGTGGTTAAATGCCCCACCAGCATTATTTCTAACCTTATCGTCAAATTTACTTATGGATCTAATAATTTCTTCTAAGTCCATATCACCCTTTTTGTCCTTAATAGATTTATTCAACTTATCAACATAACCTTTGTAGTGTTTGTTATAATGAACATTCATGGTTTTTGAATCGATAAATCTTTGTAAAGATGAGTATGAATAAGGTAGTTTATCAATACCAATTTTTTTCATCTCAAGTAAAAGAGTTTCTTCTATTGATTGTTTTTCTGTTAACAATATTTGTTCAGACAATAAATCCAATTTAGAATTTATTGATTTCATTTCATACATTTTTGGTTCAAGATGAGGATATTTTTTCTCAAATTTTTTAACAAGTTGGCCGGCAAATGCATTTGCTTCGTCTTCATTTTGACCACCTATATCAGGCCCGTGTTCTCTATTAAGAACATTTCTTTGGTGTTCGTGAACCCATTCATGAGCTAAAGTTCTCATGATATCTCTATTAAGTCTATTTTTGGCTAAGACTTTTATTTCCGAATCATTGGTTCTGGCACCTGTAGACATCTTACCCGTTCTATGACCCATTAAACTAATGGTAACATCATCTTTAAGAGGGTATTCAGATTGTAAAAATTTTACAAACTTGTTAATCAACTCTTTGTCTTTCTTAACAAATTTTGTATCATCAAAGGTTATTAAAGCTTTCATTAATGATAAATATATCTATCTAGTCTTATTTATCAAAGACATTATTTCTTCAACAACATCTCCTGTATTTTCAGGTTGTTCATCACCCATTACGGTTCTGATAATTTCTTTTTTACGATTTAGAATGTCATATATGGCACCTTCAATTGTGTTTTCATATAATGGGTAGTAAACAAGTACATTTGATTTTTGACCATAACGATACGCTCGATCTTCTGCCTGTGCATGTTCTGCGGGAACAAAAGATAAGTCATTCATTATTACAACCTCAGCTGCGGTTAATGTTAAACCAACTCCAGCGGCCTTTAAGTTTCCAACAAATACTTGAATCTTTTCGTCGTTTTGGAATAGGTCAACAGATTGTTGACGTTGTGAGTTCGAACAACTACCGTCAAGATATACCGCCTTTTTGCCAAAGTGTTGGTAGATACTTTGAAGTGTGTCCGTAAAGTTTGTAAAGATTATAACTTTTTTTCCTTGTTCTAAAATGTTTTCGGTAAATTCAATTGTTTGTTTAACTTTTTCATTCGCAATAACTTTTCTAACTTTCATTAGTTTTGAAAACTGAACCGTAAGTGACGAGGACTCATCTGGGTTTTTATCATACCAATCATAGTATTCCCCCATAAGATTTTCATAATCTTTGGACTTCAAACTTAAATAAACAGGTGTAATAATTTTGTCAGGTAAATCCAAAACATCTTCTTTTAATCTTCTTAATATTTGTTTAGATGTTCTTTCTCTAAGTTCCTCAAGATTAGAAGCACCTGTAACATTCCAAACTTTTCTTTTACCGGCCATAAATTGATATCCTTGACAGTAACGTATTGCATACGCCATCCAATTTTGAGCAACAGGACTTTCAATAATGTTTAAAAGATTATAATAATTCATAGGTCTTGATGTCATTGGTGTTCCTGTTAATAACCAAACCCTATTAAGTTTTTTAACAAAACTGTTAATTAATTTAGTTCTTTGTGCTTGAACATTTGAGATCATGTGGGCCTCATCTAATATAACTAAATCAAAATTACTTTGACTTAATAATGACTCATCTTTCTTTTTTGGGTCTGTATCGTGGAAATTTTTTAAAATGTCGTAGTTTATAATAACAAAATCAGAATCAGTTGAAAATTTTTTCCCTTCCGCAATAAAAACGGTTCTATCTGAATAATTTTCAATTTCTCTTTGCCAATTTATTTTTAAAGACGCAGGACATACTATTAATATTTTTTTAGAACCTGTCTCTAAAGCCGCGATAATTGTTGATGTTGTTTTACCAAGACCCATATCATCGGCTAAAATAAATCTTTTAGAACCTACTAACTTTTCAATGGCCTCTTTTTGGTGATTTAATGGTGGTCTATGATTGTATTTGGTGTAGTCAATCTCAACTTTTTCAACTCTGTGTGTTTTAATTAATGCAGATTTAGGAACCCAAAATTCAGAAAGATTATCTTTCTCAAAAAATTTTCCCCATACATGGTAAGATTTTTCTTTTTCGACTAATAATTTTTCTATGTATATTGTTTCAGGAGTTTCTAAAAGATATTTTTCTTCGGCAAATTTTTTGGCGAAATAAGAATCCAACTCAACCCACCGTCTTGCGACTTTAGGAACCACATCATGATAAGTTATTATATAATCCGCTTGCGATCTTGTAGGGTAGAATTTTTTAGAAACTACTTTTTTATTCTGAAGATATAGGATATAGTTATTTGCCCCCGAATATGAGTCGAGAATCTGTAGAGCCTTGTGTTCTAATAGTGTTTGTATATTTTCCAAAACTACCTTTTAATAAAAATACTAATAAAAAAGATATTTATCAATAAAATAGTTTATGAGTAACAGAGTTCCGATCACAAGATTAGGTAAATTTTTTGGAGAAGAAGACTTTAGTTTGGAAATTGAGATGGGTCAAGAGTGGCTTGTTGGGGATATGAACTTCACATGTGTCTTATATAGAGTGGATAAAAACAAGGTTAAAATTGACGATGTATATGGTGAGGTACTTAAAGATGGGATTAAATTTTTACCACCCGTTGAGTTTAATGCGTATGTGAATATTGCAGCACCAACAAATCAAAAAGTTGGGTCTACTAAAATAAATCAAAGTGAACCAGGTAATATTACAATGTCAGTTTACAATAAAACATTGGATGATTTGGAGATTGATATAAATTTAGGTGATTATGTTGGTTACTATGATTCGGAAAATTTTGTAAGATATTATACGGTGGTCGATGACGGTCGTGTTTATTCTGATTTAAAACATACTTATAAAGGATATAAACCTTTCTACAGAACTATCCTTGGTTCATATGTAGGGCCTGATGAATTTAGAGCATTATAAAGATGGCACTTCCAAAAAAACAAGTCAAACCATATCTACCTCTAACCTACCCAAAAACTTTGTCGGCTAGAAGACATCAGATTGCGGATATGATTTCTAAAGACGGAACTTATCTTCCTAAATCTCTATTACATGCAGATTTAGATAGAGGATTTTTAGATTTTGTTAAAGGATCATTACAGACAATTGTTGAAGGTCAAATAATTCCCGTAGTTGACATTCTTATAAGTTCACAAAATTGGTCTCAATTTGTTGAGACTTGGAACTTTCAAAATATAGACAAGAATGTAGAACCACCATTTATTACCGTAATAAGAAATCCTGAGGTTAAATACGGTAACAATCCTTCTGTTATGTATAACATACCAAACAGAAGAATGTATTATTATATGCAAGTTCCAACATGGGATGGTCAAAGACATGGTATGGATATCTATAAAATACCACAACCAGTACCAATAGATATTAAGTTTACTGTTGCAATTGTGTGTAACAGAATGAGAGAGTTAAATAAATTTAATCAAAATGTAAACCAAACATTTGCATCAAGACAGGCATATCAGGTAATTAAAGGTCATTACATTCCAATAATAAATGATAGTATGTCTGATGAATCTGTAATGGATCTTGATAAGAGAAAATATTATATACAAAAATATGACTTCACAATGATGGGATTTTTGATTGATGAAGATGACTTTACAGTTTCTCCGGCAATCTCAAGAACTTTCACAATGTTTGAGGTTGATGCTAAAACAAGAAAACGTAAGTTAAAAAAACCAATACCTAACACAACTGAGGATTCTGTATATGTTTTTAACACAGGAGAAACACAACAATCAAAACTATATGAATATACATGTAATTTAAGTTTAGTATCTTCAGAGAATATGGATTCGTTTGATGTGTATATAAATGATATGTTTTATGGTACTGACTTATATAATTTACAAATCAATACAAATGATGTGGTTAAGATTGATATTGTTAAAACAGATACGTCATTAGTTTCTTATATAACTTTCAGTCAAGATTTGATTTAGTTACTCACCGTAAACATCCTTCTTTTCAGTACATTTTTCTAAAATTAAGTTTTCAAGAAACTTATACATCTTAATACCTCTTTTATCACAATACTTCTTTAGTACCTCATGAACCTTGGTATCTATCTTCAAATTTTTGATTTCTTTTTTTTTATTTAACATAAGGCAGAAAAAAGGCAGAATTTATTCTCACTAATGAATAAATACTTTATTATCTACATTGTTTTTGCAAAAAAGCACAATATTTATAAAAGAAAATAAATTAATAAACAGAAAAAATAATTATGGCAACTAATAGTAAAGTGTTTGTTTCACCAGGTGTATATACTTCTGAAGTAGACTTGAGTTTCGTAGCACAAAGTGTTGGGGTTACAACCTTGGGTATAGTCGGAGAGACTATCATAGGCCCGGCATTCGAACCTATCTTTATCACAAACTACGATGAGTTTACACAGTATTTTGGTGGAGTATCACCAGAAAAATTTGTTAACACACAAATCCCTAAATACGAAGCGGGTTATATTGCTAAGGCATACCTTCAGCAATCTAACCAATTATTCGTAACAAGAATCTTAGGATTATCAGGTTATGACGCAGGGCCTTCTTGGTCAATAACAACTACCGCTAACGTAGATCCAACAACAATTGATGTTAATTGTGTTTCAGGTACAACTATCGATTGTATCCCTACATGTTTAATTCCGTTAGAATCTACTTTTAATGTTGGGTTTACTGGATGTACAAACTCAGTTGATAGTATCAAATATACAACTTCTTTTGATAGTCCAATTTTACAAAACTTATTTAATCAATATGAAACATCTAATGGTTCTACGTCAACTATTGACCAACAACTTCAGAATTTAATTTTTAATGTTATAACAAGTCCAAATCCTTATACCGCAGAAGATAATCAGATTTATTATTTTGGTTCTGTGGATCAACAAGATTACGAAGATCTTACACTTACAGGATTTACAGGTATTACAAACGTTTATAATGTTCCAAATATCTCATTTACACAGAATAATTTATCTTCAGGTTTTAACGATCCTTGGTATTATTCTCAATTTAGTAATTTAGGAAACTATCAGTATTCAGGATATTCATTTTGGTCTATTGTACAAAATTTACAACTTATTAACCCAACACCAACTCCTACACCAACTACGACTTTAACTCCTACCCCAACTTCAACACCGGCTAATCCTTGTATTACTCCATCACCACAGGTTAATCCTACGCCTACCCCAACACCAGTTCCTTTAAACTGTTATCAAGGTAATTTGGTGATTAAAGTATACTACTACACTGGTACATCATATACACAATATGATAATGTAGTTGTAGGTACATTACGTTCAAGAGGTGTATCTTTTTATACATCAGATGAAAACCCTACATATGAAGTGACAGGAGTTACTGATGTTTCAATCAACATGACTGGACAATATTCACCTGTATTGAAAAACCCATTCTCAACATTTGCGGTTAATTGTACTAATAGATATGGTCAGTCTTATACGTTTGAGACTTCATTCCAACAAAACGCACCTGAATATGTTACAAAAGTATTTGGTGTTACTAACTTCCAAAAACCAAGATTAGAAACTCCATTATTCTGCGAAGAAAACTTCCAATCATGGTTAAACTATTCTTGGAAGAAAGGTTATATTAGAGGTTTGAACCCTAATTTAATTAAATTAAATTCGGCTCAAAGTGGTTCGGCTTCATCAATTGGTTGGTATCTTGATAGATGGCAAACACCAAGTTCGCCATGGGTTGTATCTGAACTTAGAGGTAATAAAGTTTATGACCTATTTAAATTCTATACGGTTTCTGATGGTGATGGTGCTAACACATTGGTTAAATTATCTATTATAGATGTTTCATTCCAAAACCAAACATTTACTGTACTTGTTAGAGATTATTACGATACAGATGCTAATCCTGTAGTTTTAGAAAAATTCACTAATTGTGGAATGGATCCAGGACAGAATAACTTTATTGGTGTTAAAATCGGAACACTTGATGGTGAGTATACATTAAACTCTAAATACATAATGGTTGAAATTAATGAGGATGCACCGATAGATGCACTTCCTTGTGGATTTAACGGATTTAACTTTAGATTATACCAAGGAGCACAATCACCATTCCCAGTTATTAAGGCGAAGTATGATTATCCGGGAGAACCTATTTGGAATCCACCATTTGGTTTATCTACAGGTGTTGATGATGTTATCGTTAGTTCAGGTGACAACATTAGAAGAACATACTTAGGTATTGGTAACTTCTACGGATGGGATCCTGCTTATTATGAGTATATTGGTAAGAGAAACCCAAATAATACTTGTGATATTGATTCAGTAGATTGGAATTATAGATCTGCAGGTTTCCACATGGATAAAAATGCAACAGGTATTACTATCGGAGCTGGATTCTCTACAAGTGGAGACCCAAGATTCGTATGTGGTGACTCATCATTTATTACCGATCCACAAGATCCTACAAACGCATATTTCAGATTATTCGCTCGTAAGTTTACTTTATTAGTACAAGGAGGGTTTGATGGTTGGGATATCTATAGAGAATATAGAACAAACACAAACAACTTCGTATTAGGTAGACCTGGTTTCTTAAACGGAGCTTGCGTATCTAATCGTTATCCTAACGCTAAAGGTTGGGGAGCGTTTAAACAAATTGCTGTTGGAGATGGAACTCAAGATTTTGCAAACACTGACTATTACGCATACTTGTTAGGTCAACAGACATTTGCAAACCCTGAAGCGACTAACATTAACGTATTTGTTACACCTGGTATTGACTTTATCAATAACAATGACTTAGTTGAAAATGCGGTTAACATGATTGAGTTTAACAGAGCTGACTCATTGTATATTACAACTTGTCCTGACTATAATCTTTATTTACCAACAACAACAGGTATCGACGGGTTTATCTACCCACAAGAAGCAGTTGACTTATTGGCCGATAGTGGATTAGACTCTAACTACACCGCAACTTACTACCCTTGGGTGTTGACAAGAGATACTGTTAATAATACACAAATTTATATCCCACCAACCGCTGAGGTAACAAGAAACTTGGCGTTGACAGATAACATTGCGTTCCCTTGGTTCGCAGCAGCAGGATATACTCGTGGTATTGTAAACTGTATTAAAGCACGTAAGAAATTAACTCAAGAAGATAGAGATGTTCTTTATGGTGGTAGAATTAACCCAATCGCAACTTTCTCTGATGTAGGTACGGTAATTTGGGGTAACAAAACACTTCAAATTAGAGAATCTGCACTTGATAGAATAAACGTAAGAAGATTGTTGTTACAAGCACGTAAATTGATTTCAGCAGTATCTGTAAGATTGTTGTTTGAACAAAACGACGCACAAGTTAGACAAGACTTCTTAAACGCGGTTAACCCTATCTTAGATGCTATCAGAAGAGACAGAGGTCTATACGACTTTAGAGTTACAGTCTCAAGTGATCCTGAAGATATCGACAGAAATCAATTAACAGGTAAGATTTATATCAAACCAACTCGTTCACTTGAGTTCATTGATATCACATTCTATATTACTCCTACGGGAGCTAGTTTCGAGAACATATAAGTTCTATTTGTTTCACACATAAAGAGGGGGAGATTTATTTCCCCCTTTTTTATTTATTGTAATATTTATTAATATGAATTATAAAAAATTTGTTAATCAGATTTTATCTGAGATAATACAAGAGGAGATGAAACCTACGATGAAGTATTATGCTTTTGACTGGGATGATAATTTAATGTATATGCCAACCAAAATTTATTTGAAAGATGAAGACGGAAATAGTGTTGGTATGTCTACAGAAGATTTTGCCGAATATAGGACAGAAATCGGTAAAGATCCTTTTGAATATGAAGGTCACACTATTGTAGGGTTTGATGACGATGCATTTAGAGACTTTAAAGTTACTGGTGATAAAAAATTCTTAGTTGATGCAATGAAAGCACCTACAGGCCCTGCGTGGAGTGATTTTGTTGAGGCGGTTAATAACGGGTCAATTTTTTCGATCATCACAGCAAGAGGTCACACCCCGAGTGTATTAAAAAATGGGGTATATAATTTAATATTAAAAAATAGGGAAGGTTTAAATAAAGAAGAAATAGTTAAAAATCTTAAAAAATATAGGGATATTTCAGATGAAGAAGATTTGTCTGATGATGAACTTATAAGAACTTACTTAGAAATGTGTAAATGGCACCCTGTTAGTTTTGGTGAAGGTTCTGCTGCGAACCCTGAAGAATTAAAAGTAAGTGCTATGAAACAATTTATAGAATATGTAAGAAACTTATCACAAAGACTTCAAGAAAAGGCATTTATGAAAAACAAAATAAGTAATTATTTTACACCATATATTGGTTTTTCAGATGATGATTTAAAGAATGTCCAAACAATGAAAAAACATTTTGATGATAAAAGTGGATTAGATATTTATCATACTGGAGGAGGAAAGAAAACTAAATTTTAATAAAAACTAGGCCTAGAAAAGATATAACTCGAAAAATTATTGAAGTAAATAGAAAAATTTTTATTTCATAGTATTTATAATAAAATAAAAAAATTAAAAAACTAAAAAAAGATGGCTGATTTGTTAATGAAAATGCCGATCCCTTACGAACCGAAAAGGGAGAATAGATGGATAGTAAGATTTCCGTCTTCATTAGGTATAAATGAGTGGTATGTTGAAACATTCGCTCGACCTAAAATGACGATCGCATCTACAGAGATTGCGTTTCTTAACACATCCACATACGTTGCAGGTAGATTTAAGTGGGATCCACTATCAATAAAGTTTCGTGACCCTATTGGGCCTTCCGCGTCTCAGGCAATTATGGAATGGATCAGACTATGTGCCGAGTCAGTTACTGGACGTATGGGTTATGCTGCAGGTTACAAGAAAAACATTGATTTAGAAATGTTGGATCCAACAGGAGTTGTTGTTGAGAAATGGTTATTAGAAGGAGCATTTCTTTTAGGGTACGACGGAGGACAGTTACAGTATTCAAGTGACGGTATTGCTGGAGTATCTTGTTCAATCCAAATGGATCGTTGTATATTAGTTTACTAAACTAAAAATAAAATAACATATTAAAGACCATATACTTTACAGTGTATGGTTTTTTTTTATTTTTAATTATAAAATATAATAGTATGGACGAATATACAGCAGGTCAACAAGAATTTAATTTACCACACGACGTGGTTCAATTACCATCAGGAGGAATCTTTTACAAATCAAAAAAGAAAAGTGTGAAAGTTGGGTATCTTACCGCAACCGATGAGAACGTTATTTCAAACATTGACTCAAAAAAAACAATTAAAGAATCAATAGTACTTCCACTATTAAGAAATCGTCTTTATGAAAAAGACTTAAGACCTGAAGATTTAGTTGAGAGTGATATTGAGGCAATTTTAATATTTTTAAGAAATACTTCATTTGGCCCTGAATATACTGTATCACTAGAAGATCCTGAAACAGGAAAAAAATTCAGTCACTCTTTTATGTTAGACGAATTAAATATTAAGAAAATATTAGTACAACCTGATGAAGAGGGTACATGGAATGTTGAACTACCAATTACAAAGAAAAACGTTAAAATTAAATTATTAAGTCTTAGAGATACAATAGAATTGGATCAAATGATTTCTATGTATCCTGCCAATAGAGTTGCCCCTACCGTAACCGCTAAACTTAACAAACACATAGTCTCAATAGACGGAAATGACGATAGGAGTATTATATCGGTATTCTGTGAACAAATGCCAATTGCGGATTCTAAATTTATAAGAAAGTTCTTATTAGAAAATGAACCAAGATTAGACTTAACTAAAGAAGTTTTAGCCCCGTCAGGAGAAAAGGTGTCGTTTTCGATAACCTTTGGGGTGGAATTTTTTCGGCCTTTCTTCGGTGTATAAACAATATCTTTTAGATGAATTTTTTGTTTTAGCAAAAGAATTGTTTTTTTCATACAAGGAATTCTTAAATATTCCAACCTATATTAGAAAATATCTTATAGATAAGATTGTTGAGTTAAAAAAACCCACAAAATAAATATTTATAAGATGTTATGGCAGAAACACCAGAAGAATTAATAGCGAGGTTACAAAAAGAAAATGAAGCCCTTAAAGGGAACGCGGATAATTGGGATAAATTAACTAGCTCATATAACAAAACCCAAAGAGCGTTTGACATAAACGTCAACACCTTCTCAAAATACTCTGAAACCCTTACTTTAAATTTAACTAACATTACTGAAAGTATTGACACACTTACTCAAAGTATGAGTTTTGAAGGTGCGTTATCTTATTTAGATCTTGAGGCCACCAAGATACAAAATGCTTTCGGTACTTCAAAAGAGAGACTCCAAGAATTTAAAGAGTCTATTGCCGATTTAGCTCCAGAATTAGTACAGTTTGGTTTAGACCAAGACGACGCCGCAAAAATGGTTATTGGATTGGGAGAGGCGTTAGGAACAACAGGAATTGTTGGCCAAGAGGCCTTAGTTGAAATTGCAGCATCTGCTCAAGTTTCAGCACAAGAATTTGCCACGTTGGCAACAAATTTTAGAAATGTCGGAGTTTCAATATATGATGTTGGTGATAGAATGGAAGACATAATTGATTATGCAAAAAAAGTTGGTGTTTCAGTAAAAGCGGTTAGTGATGGGGTCATAACTAATTTAGATAAAATGAACATATATAACTTTGAAAATGGTATAAATGGACTTACCAAGATGGCGGCTCAAGCTGCAAGACTTGGTGTTGATATGGGTACTGTGTTTGGTTTGGCTGAAAAAATATTTAATCCTGAAGGTGCAATAGAATTGGCGGCAGGACTACAAAGATTAGGTGTTGTGTCCAGTGATTTATTAGATCCATTAAGGGCAATGGATTTGGCAGCAAACGACCCTGAAGAATTACAAAACCAACTTATAGACCTGACTAAAACGTTTACAAGATTCAACGAACAAACACAACAGTTTGAAATCATGCCAGGTGAAAAGAGAAGGTTAAGGGAAATTGCACAAGAAATGAATATCCCTATAGGTCAATTGACACAAATGTCTATAAAAGCGGCTGACTTTGATAGAAAATTAAAACAAATTGAGTTTCCTGATTTTGCCGGAGATAAAGAAACAAGAGAAATGATTGCGGGAATGTCTCAGATTAAAGGAGGAAGAGCAATAATTGAAATAAAAGATCAAAAAACAGGTATAAAAATAGACAAAGATGTTAAAGATCTAACAAAAGAAGATATTGACAAACTAAAAGAGTCTGATGCGGAATCTGCTAAAACTGCAGAACAGTTGGCTATAGAACAACTTGATCAATTAAAACTATTAAACACACAAATTGCCGCCGCCGCAGGTAAAACAGTTTTAGGTTTGGCGACTAATGAACAACTTGGTAGAGCCCAACAAGCAGGACAAGCATTGACAAGAAGTTTAGCGATGAGTGCAAATGAACAATTTGGTACGAGAGATGTGAGAAGAGGGTTTGAACAAATAACAAGTCCTTTTGAAGAAGGAGTTGCAGGGGCTATAAAAACTGGAGACGTTACAAAAATACAACAAGGTTTAAGTGACAGCTTCAATAAACTTATTGAACTTGAAAGCAAAATCGAAACTAATTCTAAAGAAATTATTCAAAAGGCTTATGATTATGCCACTACTTACATTACGGAGACTTATAAAGGGGTTGGTGAAAGTAAAATTGTGGAAAAAAAAGAACAAGAAATTAATTTAAATTTTAAAATAAGTTCTGATCAAAATACATCTAATATAGATGGACGTGCTATAACCGAAAGTGTGATTGCATCACTTAAAGGTAGTCTAGATCTTGCAAATACTTTTAAGAGTACTCTTAATATAAACCCTTTAAGTGAGTAATCTTAGAAATACAAAAATAATGTATTTATCTAAAAACAACGTATGTCAGAAAGCACTTTATCATTTGCCGGATCTGAGTCATTTAGAAAACAACTTCTTGTAAGGAATTTACAACCTTATACGGTATTAGGTGCCTTTTCACCCAACCAACCATCAGTTAATTATGAAACAAACCTAACCGTTTCAAATGTTATAGATTCCGATAATAATTTAGTTTCAACAAATTATTTTGCGGAAAACTTATATCCTTTAAATGAATATGGGCCTGAAGGTGGGTTTGGAGAACCGATAGGGATCAACTCAATTGCGTCCACAAATAATCCCGAAGGGACTAATCAAGGGCCATATGCCCCAAACGATACGGTATTAGATTTAGTAAATGAATTTTATATTGAGGCTGCTTATGTTAAGAACATTTGGGGGCCTCAAGCGGGATATAAAGATTTAGTAATAATAACTGACGTACAATTACCGTATCAGTATTTTTCACCATATACCGACCCTAACTTTTTTAATTTTTCGGTATATACACCATTTAATATAATTTTTCAAAACGACCCATTAGGTAGTAATGGTCTTTTATCTCAAGATACTAGAATGATGCAGTTTGGGGCAAGTCAATTAAAAGGACTTTTCCAAGATAGAATAAATCGAGAAATTGCACAAAACACTGTTGGATTAATAAATTTAGATACAATAACTGATCCATTTTCTGCCGCACAATTGGCGGCAGGTAAACAACCTTTTTTTGAAAAAAATTGGAGAATTACAGTTCCTGAGGGGCCTCTACTTGCGGCGGTATCTTTGGCGACAAGATTAACGGGTACGTATTTTCCCGCTTCACCAATTCCTGGTGACTATTTTGAGGATGTAACAGATGAAAAATTACCACAAAATATAGGAGCTCTTAATACCGTTAATAATTTAACTGGTGGTCTTATAGGGCCAATTCTAAACAAATATAGAAACCCATCTGAAGTATTTGTTGCTAATACAGGTAACGGACAACAATCTGTTTTATTTGCAAGTTTAAATTATAACAAATATAAACCTGATTATAATGTAGGTATATTTTTAGGTTTAACTCAAGCGGTATCAAACTTATTTAATCAAGATAATAAGTCAAGTGGCGGTTATTATGTGGGTAGTAAAACATCAGAACCAAGTCAAATAGACTCACCACCAAACCAACTTCCTGTTGATGAATATGGACAACAAGTCCAAACAATAGTATATGGCCCACAAGAGTTAGGTATATTATATGAAGGTAATGAAAACAAATTCCAATTTGGATTAGCAGGTAAGTCTTATTCAGATGATGGTGGTATTGCAGGACAATTTGTTTGGACATCACCAAAATATAAACCAAATGCAGGATGGAAAGTCGGTATTGGTGCGGATCCAAAATTTGTTGATCAAGAATTTAATGTAATCCAAAGTGATTACAATAGATATCAATCCACCGATTATACATTTAAAGTTGGATCAATTTTAGATAAAACTCAAAGACTTGTCGAGTCTGGTGACAATGTACAAGGTACAACAAGACTTAAACATGTTGGGAACGCAATTAATCAAGTTTCTAAAGTTTTTAATGACGGATACAAAGAAATAACAAAAGGTTCTAAAGTTATTGCTTATGAAGATCAGACAACAGGGCAAGAAGCGGGTATTGAGTATTGTAGAATTTTTACAAAAGATAATCCATACTTCACTTACGCAGACTTACAAAAAACAGATGGTATTGTAAATTCAGGTAGAAGGTTCACATATTCAGTTTTTGATAACACATATAACTTGAATATTGCACCAATTAAAAATCCTGGATCAACAAATATTATTGATGGTAAGGTTAAAAAATATATGTTCTCATTAGAAAATTTGGCATGGAGAACATCAGACAGACCTGGATATACATATGATGATTTACCTGTTTGTGAAAAAGGGCCAAATGGAGGTAGAATAATGTGGTTCCCACCATATGATTTAAAATTCAATGACGATTCTAGACCTTCCTTTAATGAAACTACATTTTTAGGTAATCCTGAACCTATATACACTTATAAAAATACATCTAGATCAGGATCTTTATCATGGACTATTTTGGTGGACAACCCATCAATGATGAATACAATAATCGAAAAACAACTTAAAGGGGTTGCAAAAGAAAGAATAGATTCAATAATAGATTCGTTCTTTGCGGGTTGTACAAAATATGACATTTATGAATTGGGTATTAAATTTAATCAAATACCAACTCGTGATTTATACATATATCAACAAGTTTTAAATAACCCAAGACTCACAACGGAAGAATATGAAGCGGTTTTACAAAGTACTTGGTCAAATTCTGAAGGGTTACAGAACTCAAGTAGTCAAAGTGGTGCTGATGGTAATGTGTTTCTTTCTGGTTCAGAATCTACAATACAAAAAGAAACGCCTCAATCACTACAAGACGAATTGAAAAAATATCAAGGATTTGGTTTTTATTTCCATAATGATTTGCCGGATCCTAAAACTGAGTTGAAAGTTGCAACAAAACCATTCAATGTTTGGTATGAACAATATATTGGATTAGAAAGTAGTTACCAAACTAAGGCACCATCAAAGGTATATGTTACCGATAAAGAATTTGAAAAGGGAGGAATATCAAACTTTTTTCAAAATGTTGTTACAGGAAACTTTGACACTATTAAAAATGAACTTATTCCTTTAATCGAAAAAATTATAATAGACAATGGTGGAAAAGTTACGGTTAATCTTACAGGTTCCGCTTCGGCACCAAATACCGAAGAATATAATATAAATCTATCAGAAAGAAGAATAAGTAGTGTTATACAATGGTTTGACTCCCAACCAACAAAAGATGGTAAAACTTTAGGTCAATATCGTGAAAATGGAAGATTTGGTTATACTTTTGGTGAAGGAGACTCAACATCAACTGCGACAGGTTCTTTAGGTGAAAATGTTCAAAATCTATCAATACCTAAACAACAACAGGGAACAACGGCAATAATTTCTGAACCTATAAACTGTGAAGTGGATATTAAAGAAAAAGTTGACAATACTAAAGTAACAACATCCACGGCTCAAATTTATAGTATTCCTGCGATGGCGTGTAGGAGAGTTGTAATGCCAAGAATAACAGCAGAAATACCGGAACCATTAGAAGAGAAAAAAAGTAACCAAAATATAGAGACAACAAATCCTGGTGGTGATAAAGATGTTCAAACACCAACAACAGGGACTACAAGAAATATAAAACCAGAAGCAGAAATAAACATAGAGGCAAGATTGAAAGATGGAATCTCAAAAAAAATCTTAAGAAATCTTTTTAGTGAATGTGATTATTTTGAAATAATTAAAGAAACAAACCCTATGATTTATGACTCAATTAAAGAGAAGATAAAATACTTTAATCCTGCATTTCACTCAATGACACCTGAAGGTTTGAACGCTAGATTAACTTTCTTAAATCAATGTATGAGACCTGGTCAAACCATACCTGTCATTGGGCCTGATGGAAGACCAAAATATAATGATGCTCTTAACACCTCATTTGGTACACCACCAATTTTAGTTTTAAGGGTGGGTGATTTTTATAATACTAAAATAGTACCAAATAACTTATCAATACAATACGAACCATTGGTTTATGATATGAATCCCGAAGGTATAGGGATCCAACCAATGTTTGCTAAAATTACATTAGGATTTAATATTATTGGTGGTATGGGACTTAAAGAACCTGTACAAGAATTACAGAATGCACTTTCATTTAATTATTACGCTAATACTGAAATATATGATGAAAGAGCGACAGCCACTGAAAATACTGAAAAAATAGACAAATACGTTGAAAAACAATTAGGGGCTACACCACCTACATTAGGGACAGGTCAGGCGCAAAATAACCAACCAAAGAAAGGACAATCAACTATTGGTGTGTTTACTGGAGAATCTTTAGATTATACAATTTTATTTACCGAGTTACAAACTAATACAGACTTATACATACAGGGATATGTAAACTACATGAAAAGTATCCAACAACAAAGTAATTTTGGAATACTACAATTAGTTAATTCAGAAACAAATTATTCTAATGGTAAGTTGTCTGAATATACAGAACCTAAAGAATCTAAAATATATGGAAAACCTGTTGATCCGGGCGCTTTGATAAACACCTTATCTGATCGAGTTGTTTCTGATATTAATAAAAGAGAAGACCCTATAATGTTGAGTCTTAAAAATAACACTGCCAATTTTAAAAATAAAACACTTAGAGAAGTTGAAGAAAAACTTAAAAAAGTGGCAAAAGATCAAAACGCTGTGTTATCAAATATTGTTACAGGCCCAATCAATGATTTTGTGGGTAATGAACAAAATTTAAATTATACGTTTAGAAAAATGGATGTTGTGACCAATCAGTTAGATGGTACACTTATAGACACTAACAACCCTCAGATTTATGACTTAACAGGAACCACAATGTTTGGATCGATATCATCAGATCAAAGTATAAAATATCTTTATTTAGATAAAGAGTATAATAGGTTAAAAACCTTTAACGTTTTAATGAATGATACCATAAATAAACCGGCATCCTTTAATAAAGATACCTCAACATTCAAAGGAGTTGCCGTTAATTTTATCACAGAACCACAGTCAAGGTTTTACATTCTCATGTCTCCAATTATCTTAGATTCAACAAAGAGACAAACATTGATAACTGATTTGACAAGTGGCCCTGATGTTAAGGCAGAATCTGATATTATACCGGCAATTGAAAAGGTTATTAATTCTTTGGTCAATAACTACAAAATAGAGTACGATGCTGAGACTAAAATATTTACAGATTTAGAATCAGGACAAGCGTTTACAACAATTAAGAGTGAAAAACTACCAACAATACCAAGTGTGGTTGGTTATATAACACCACCAACAACAGATGTTGAAGTTAAGACAAAAAAGATTAAAGATTTATATGCAAATCAAAACCTTAACACGGATAAATCATTCAATGGTAAAGTAACTTTTAACTAAAATGGCACAACAATATTATAACAGATATAATGATTTTTTAATTAATGGACAACAAACTGTTGTACCATATGTTTTTTTACCTTCTAAAAGTAGTGATAAAAATCACATATACGTTGTTAGTCAATCAAGACTTGATAAGTTATCACAACAATATTATGGTTCACCATTTTTTGGATGGTTAATACAAGTCGCAAACCCACAATATTCTGGTGTTGAGACGGATATACCTGACGGTGCAATTTTAACAATACCATTCCCGTTAGTCGCTTCATTACAAGACTATAAAAATTCTTTAGATAACTATTTCTTCTACTATGGCAGATAGAACAGAAAATATATTAGTAGAATTTGATTATGATAATATTACATTAATTGATCCAAACAGAGTTGTAGATAACTTTGGTAAAGTTAATAATAGATTGGTCAAACAAGAAGATTTAGTTTATTACGCGAATCTTGAGTGTAGTGTTTTACCAAGAACAAAACTTGCGGTTGGAGCACCATTTAACGATAGACAAAGAACAATATCTGTAGGTAAAATAAATTTTTTAAATCCAGGATTTAAAGATTTTTTAAATACAAAATGGACAGATGAATTAACAGGTAAAGATACGTTACAAGGTAGAGGGGTTAATCAAAGAAAAATAACGGCAGTAAAAAACCCGGATAAGTCTAACGACTATTACCTAACACAAAATACATACTCAAATGGTAAGACAGGTGCTGTCGATACTGGAATGTTAGGAATAAAAGACATCAATATTTCGATGGGACAAGATTTCTTACCGGTTGTTGAAATTACTTTAGAGGATATAAAAGGGAGAACACTTTTTGAGGCTGGAAATAACTCACCTTACGCCGCTTTCTTTCAATTACCATACCCTTTGTTTACATTAACTTTAAAGGGATACTATGGTAAGGCCATAAAATACCCATTGATGTTACAATCTTTTACATCAAATTTTGATCCATCTTCACATAACTTTATAATCAGATTAAAATTTTATGGTTATAAATACACTTTATTGTCTTATATAAATTTTGGAGCCCTTATGGCGGTTCCACATATGTATAAAAATTTGATTACAACCACTAATTCAGTTACCGTAACAAACCAAACCGAAAAATCTAATGGGCAAACACCATCTTTGATAAGTCGGGGATATGAAAAAATGAAAGAGATTTATTCTGATTATAAATCCAAAGGACTCATCGCTGATGATTTCCCTGAAATTACACTTAATCAATTAAGGTATAAGTTGGATGAGTTCATCAAAAATATTTTAGAACAATTTACAAAAAACAATTTGGGAGTCCTAACCGACATTTCAAACTATTCTAATAGTCTTTTAGGATATCAACAAACGATATTTCTTTTTGCCGAGACTTCATGGTTTAAAAAGTATATGGATTATGAAAGACCTTTTATACTTACAAACGGACAAAAAGTTTACATCTTCAAAGACACAATCAAAGCACAAGATAGACCAAACGCAATTACAGATTTAGAAAGTCGAATAACTAAATATAATGCTCAATTATCGAGTAATAGTGTTTTTGGAACAAATCCTGGTACATATACCGTAGGTGGAATTACATATCCATCAAAAATAGATAATGCGGTTAAAAGTAAAAATAATTTTATTTACCAATTAAACCCAAAGACAGATATAGATTGGATTAAAAGTTTTCAATATGTTAACCCAACTGTTGGTATAATTCCTGAAAATGATCCTAAGTTTATTAACTTTTACGCACAAAGACTAAAAATCGCTGAGGATAACGTGCCAAACTTTTTTTGGTTTGAGGGGCCAGGTTCTTTTATTGATATAACAAACAAAATAAATAAAGATGTTGAAAGTTATAAAAAACAGATCGAAGAAAAAATATTAGCAAACCTTAAAGAACAATTTAACAACAGACAAACAGGTTTAGGTTTTATTCCCACATTAAGAAATGTTTTAGCTGTTTTTTATTGTCAAGGTGAGGCTTTTCTAAGATTATTAGATGAGGTACATCAAAAATCTTGGGATCAAAGGGCAAATCCATATAGAAAGTTGGCAATTTTTGGTGGGTCAGTTACCGCACCATCGGTAGATGTAAAAACATCAACACAGAACGACGAACCAATTTATCCTTGGCCACAGGTTATAAAAGAAAGTATTGGTACTGATGGTGATGAAAAATTTGAAATTGTATACCCTGGTGCTGGTGATTTGGCACTACAATATCGGGCGTACACTCCAGAAATATGGCCTGAGGTTGAATTTGTTGAAGAATTTATAAAAGGTTATACATATAGGGACACTGATTTTACAAAGTTAGATTCTAACGAAACTAATTTATTAAATAAACCACGAAGAATATCTTTAAACTCAATTGATTTCCCGGTTTCAAACCAAGTGTTCCAAAACAAACAACAATCAAAATATTTTTATGAAATATATGAAAGAGTAATATTAAACGCATTTTATAGTAAGTTAAGTAGAAGTAGTGGTTACGCAAACTCAATATATAATGTTGAGGCTGAGGATGAAGCGGTAAACATACTTGAGAGTTTAGGGGCCTCAAACCCTTATTTAAGTAAAATTTTAAAAGAGTATCAAATAGATCAAACAAATTTTGAAGTTTTTCTTAGACACATATCAAATGAAGGACAAGGAGAAAGTTGGCAGGAGTTTATCAGAGGATATTTTGTTACTCCTTACATTAAAAGTGAAGTTGAAAACCCAAATAGAATATTTAATAAGGACATATTAACTAACGTTAAATCACAACCAGACGTTAATTTTAGAAACGACAACTTTAAAGTTAATATTGAAAACTACATAAACTCCTCATCATCAAATGTCTTTGATTTTACAGATATTTACCCAACCACGAATTTATCTTGGGATAAAGCTTATTTATCGAATGGAAATGTATTGAATTTTGCGACAGAATCTTTTGACACTAAAAAAACTTTAGAGTTTGGTGATGTACAAAAAACAATAACAAATTTTGATTTGGCGGATGCAACGACATCTAAAAAACCATTCTCTAATTTTAACTATACTAACATACCTCAACAAATTGATAATTCAAACCTATCGTTATTTTACACTACAAGAACAATACCATTCCAAGTAACAACTGAAGGTAACCTTTTTTATAAAAACTATTCAGGTAATTTAACACCAAGTCAAACCACGTCAATGTTAAACACACCGTATTTTATTAACGCAATACAAGATGGTGTTTATAAATTTAGATATGACGCAAACGAGTTAAGTCCATACAAAGCGGCGGCACTTTTGTTTTTAGAAAGTTTACCTTTATCAACCACAAAAGAAAGATATAAAACATTACAAGACAATAGTTCTACTGAATTAGACTATATAATATCAACTCTTAAAAAGTTTGGTGCGATTCATAAATTACCATATGCTTGGATTTTGAAGTATGGTGGTATATGGCATAGATATAAAACTTGGGTTGAAACTGGTGTAGATATTTTGGACGGGGCTTGGCAAAACTTCAACTACGTAAGAAACTTTGACCCAATATCTTCAGCAACAACACAAAACTATCCATTAGTTGTGGATGGTCAACAAAGAAATATTATCTTAGATAGTACTACAAATTCATTAACAAACATTAATGTAGGATTTTATCCACAATTATTGGACGATTATAATGTATTCATCCAAGGTACAAAACTTTTAACAGGAACTTCTTTAGTACAAGGGGTATGTTCAATTACGGGGACAACAATGACCGTAGATACGATCTCAAGTAACAGTATGTTTGCTGGTGCTCAAATTTCGGGGCCTAATATTGCACCAAACAGTATTATAGTTAATCAATTGAATGGTGTGACTGGTGGTGTGGGGGAATATATAATTTCACCACCACAAACAGCATCAACAAATACGTTTACGATTGTTAATTTTATACTAAATGGGCCAAGTGCTGCTGATATGCAGACCCTTTTAAATGATGAGTCAATGATCTTAATAAATGCACCAGGATCTAACATTAACTTACCACAAGGTTTTGACACAAACTTAATAACAAGAAGTTTAAAATTAAATGCTTGGTCAGTAGCCTTAAGATCTAATACAAATCAAAGTGTGTACTTTACTGCCCCTTCATTCGGTGCAAATGTAAATCAAACTAAAAACGAATGTTTTGTTAATAACATCATGGAAATTGAGGTTTCACAAAATAAAGCGATGTTTAACGGATCAGTCAGATTATATTGGAACGCACCTCAATATGGTTATTTTAATAATTCAGAGGTTAGTAAAAATTCTCCTGACACATATTTAAAAACAATATTTTCAGGGTCAGCACAACAAGAAAATTTTAGAATCGCTGGAACTAATGGTGATTACAGTAAGATAGATGATATGTTTTCGGCTTTCGATAAACAACTTTTAGATTTATTGGAATATGAATTTTTAAACTTTAGTAAATCGGTATATGATTATGAAGATACAATACCACCTACACAAAATTTCTCAATATCAGAACTAACACAAGAAAATGTAACAACATTAAGTTCGACTGAAAGTTTAAGTGAAAAAACGTTTAAAAATTTCCAACAGTTATTCAGAGAACTAATGAAGATAAACAAACCATCAGGAACAAGTCCTACTGATTTATTAAATAGTTGTATCGTTAGTCAAAATACAACATTTAGTAGTGTTTTAAAAAATTTCTTATTATATGACGTTGTATTAAAAATCGGTAACCCATCAGGATTTGATAGAAGAACTTTTTATACTTTTTCAACACAGTTTATCTCAGACCCAATTAAAATTGATCCTTACATAAGCGGAACATTACCTGGTGATGGGTTTATCCCTTCGGTTAGTTTGGCATCTTCTAAGACTCAAAACCCCGATTCTTGGAAGGCATTAGAAACATATATTGGTTTTTCTGAAATACCAACATTAAAATATGATAATAATGGTTCATACATAACAGACTTTTTTATAACCATGAATGTAGGGTTTAACGAGAAAAACATTTCTGAATTTGCACCACTAATTAAAATATTTGCAACACAAAAATTATATGATAATAACCTATCTTACTCAGACTTTTTAAGTTTAATGGATGATTATTTAATTAGTTGTAAAAGTTATTTAGATAATGTTATAAGTGTCTTAATGCCTTCTGTAAGAAAAGAATTACCAACAGTTGTTATTAGTCCACAGGAAGGATCCGTTAGATCTAATTTAGAAGCTGGTTTTACTGAACAAACGAGAGTAGAACTTTGGGAGACATTTAAGGCGTTAAACGATACTTGGATTGCGGGATATGATTTTAGTCAAAAAACATTATTTGAAGATGTTTTATTAATGGACAGAGCAAGTAGAGATATTGGTAATAAGATAATTGTAGATATTTTTGAAATTAAAAATATATTAGAAGGATCAACATATAAAAATACATTATTAGGTATTGTTGAAGGAATTTTAAAAGACAACAATTTTGTAACGTATATGTTACCTTCATATATTAATTTTTATAATGTACAAAATGTACAGAAAAATCCCGTACCAAAAACTGAAGGAACCGCAGAATTTGCAAACTCAATGTTTGGTACATTTTTAAATGTGGATTATAGAGAAAGTTCGCCAAAATATGTTTGTATCTACGCTAGCAAACCAAGTGAACACTTGGCAATGAATGAAAACATTGATTATAGATTTAGAGATGATGCTTTTGATCTAAGAAGAGCAAGTGATAACCCATTAATTGAAAATCAACTTAATAAAACGGATTGGGATAAATCAAATAAAATTGTTGGTTTTAATGTTGATCCATCACTACAAAACCAACAAATATTTAAACAGTTCGATGTTGCTCAAGATCCTGGTAAACCAACTTCAGAATCTTTGGAGGTTTTAAATCAAATGGCAAATCTTTCTAAAAACAGAAGATCGTCAACTCAAAACGTTTCATTATATAACCTATATAAAAACAGAAGTTATCGATGTTCAGTAGACATGATGGGTAATGCACTTATACAACCAACAATGTATTTTAACGTTAGAAATGTGCCTATGTTTTCGGGGCCATATATGATTACATCTGTTAAACATAGAATTAGTGAAAATGGATTTGATACGATATTTGAAGGTATAAGGCAACCATTCTATAGTTTACCAAGAATTAATAATTTTATACAAAGTTTAAATGAAAATATTTTAACTAGTATACAAACAAGAATCCAAGAAGATCAAAACAAATTGAAGTCAGATTCTAAAACTGTTATTGCAGAGAAAAATAACATTATTGCAAATATCGAGGCACAAGAAACTCTTACCGCAAATCAAAATTGTTCTTCAGAAATTAATCCTTATTATGCTGGTTACACACAAGTTGATACACCACAAAAAGTTGTTGCAACTTTTAGTCAAATGTACACGTTAATTAAAGATAAATTAATACAAAACGGATATACCAGCACTTTAGATTTATATGCAACTTTAATTTACTCATTTATATTTGTTGATTCATCAACAACTCAAGGATTTGAATCTTATGAGAATAATTTCTCAACAATAAACCTGAAAGATTTTTATGGAGCTTCCTTCAATGACTACGTAAATAGAAAATATTTTTGTGTGAATAGAGGGGAAAACATTAACTATCCTGTTGTTTCATTTATAGATCTACCATCATTTATTGATTTTGTAATAACAAGAGTTAATGGGATACTTTCAAACTCAATAACTTCAACAGGAAATGCTAATGAAGAATTGTCTGAAATCTATGTTAGATTCTACCCAACAGAAAAAAATAAGAATGTTTGGGATACAATGACTGAAGCAGACAAACAAAAACTATATAATAAATTCAAAAAGGCTATCGAAAGTTATAATTCGGTGAAAAAGTAAAATAACAGTATATTTATAATAAAAAAACTATGAATGTTAAATTGATATTAGATAACTACTTGGGTAAACAAACAAGAGTTTCTGAAAAAGACATGGGAAACGGTACAAAACAAGTTTGTGACTTGGACACAGGTGACTGTTATACAATTAGAATGAAAGATGGTCTAATAGAAAGAGTTGATAACACGATGAAACAATTCAAAAAAATCCAAGTGGAAACCAATAATGGTATTAAAACTTTATTAAACGGTTAAGATGAGCATTGATAAAAAAATTTTAGAAGAAATTAAAAGATATAACCAAATTACAAGTTACATCTTTGAACAAGAGGCATTACCTCCACCACCGGAAGCTATTCCTGGAGATTTTGGTGCCGAGACTGGAGGTGCTGAGGCAGATCCGGCAGCAGCGGCAGCCCCCGCAGTTCCCGCAGTTCCCGCACCACCTACACCACCCGCGGCTGAAAATGTGGATGTTGCGAATGATCCTGATGTTGAAGAAATTGGTATTGAAGGTGAGGTTAAAAGTGAAGAAGGTGGAGAAGAAACCGAAGAAATTGATATTACTGATTTAATCGACACACAAAAAACAATGTCAGACAAACAAGAAGAATATTTTAATAACTTATTTTCACAGTTAGAAACACTTCAAAGTAAATTAGGTGAAATGGATCAATTAGTTCAAAAATTAAACGCAATTGAAACCAAAGTTGATAATTACAGACCTAAAACACCAGAAGAAAAATTAGAATTAAGATCTTTAGACTCAGGGCCATTTAAACAAAAATTATCAGATTTCTTTGAAGATAAAATGCCTGAAATGGAAAAATCGGGAAAAAATGAATATGTTTTAACATCGGATGATATTGAAAATTACAGTTCATCGGATATTGAAAAATCTTTTGATGACGGAATGCCAACTATAAATTCCGACATGTACAATAAATAATGATTAAGGTCGAAATTATCGACCTTAATTTTTTTGGCGACACTATTTGACTATAACTTTTTATACACTTATAATTTTAACACATAAACTTTAATTTCTATTTACACATGGCGACAAATTCATTAGACGCAGTACTTGCACAGTACGAAAAATCAACACAGAACGGCACATCTAGCGGTTCAAAAATGTCTTCAGAAGACCGAATGAAAAAATATTTCGCGGCTCTTTTAAAAGACAACGAAAAACAAGGACAGAGACGAGTTCGTATTCTTCCTACAACTGACGGATCTTCACCGTTCAAAGAAGTATGGTTCCACGAAATCCTTGTGGATGGTAAATACCAAAAATTTTATGATCCGGGAAAAAATGACAACGAACGTTCACCATTAAACGAGGTTTATGAAGAACTTATGTCAACAGGTCGTGAAGCGGACAAACAATTAGCAACACAATATAGAGCACGTAAATTTTATATTGTTAAAGTTATCGACCGAGACAACGAACAAGACGGAGTTAAATTTTGGAGATTTAAACACAACTACAAACAAGAAGGAATCCTTGATAAAATAATTCCAATTTGGAAGGCTAAAGGTGACATTACAGATCCTGATAAAGGACGAGATTTAATCCTTGAGTTAACAAAGGCTAAAACTCCAAAAGGATCGTTTTACACTGTAATCCAAACTGTTATGTATGATGATCCATCTGCAATTTCAGAAGACGAAACACAAATGTCTGAATGGGTTGGTGATGAAATGACATGGGAAGACGTTTACTCTAAAAAACCTTTAGAATATCTTGAGGCTATTGCAAGAGGAGAAACTCCACGTTGGGATTCTGACAAAGGAGGGTATGTTTACTCTAATACTGAAACTTCTGAAGTTTCTATGGGTGGAACACCAAAGGCACAACCAAAGTCAATTAATGAAGTTGCGGATCCACAGGTCAACGACGAAATTGACGAAGAATTACCATTCTAATTTATTAAAAAAAATACGACGGGAGCAGTTTATTGTTCCCGTTTTTTTATCTATATTTTATATAGAAACAAAAAAATATGGCACTTAAAAAGAACGACTTTAGTTCGATAAAGAAAAAGTTTTCATCGGACGCAAAATACAAACCACAAAGATTTTTTGATCTTGGATCTGATTTTTTGGACGCGGTTGGTTTACCTGGCCCTGCAATTGGACACCTTAATATGTTATTGGGTCACTCCGATACTGGTAAAACAACAGCACTTATTAAAACTGCGGTCGATGCACAAAAGAAAGAAATACTCCCTGTTTTCATTATTACCGAACAAAAATGGTCTTTTGAACACTCAAAAATAATGGGGTTTGAGTGTGAGGAAGTAGTTGATGAAGAAACAGGTGAATTAACTTGGGATGGATTCTTCTTGTTTAATAACAACTTCAGTTATATTGAACAAATTACAGATTACATTAATGGACTATTGGACGCACAAGAAAAAGGTGAATTAGATTATTCACTTTGTATTATGTGGGATTCAGTTGGATCAGTTCCTTGTAAAATGACTTACGAAGGTAAAGGAGGTAAACAACACAACGCCTCCACATTGGCGGACAAAATTGGTATGGGTATTAACCAACGTATTTCAGGATCTCGTAAAGCGGATTCTAAATATGAAAACACCTTAATCATTGTTAATCAACCATGGGTGGAATTACCTGACAATCCGTTTGGTCAACCCAAAATTAAAGCAAAAGGTGGTGAAGCAATTTGGTTAAACTCTTCATTGGTGTTCTTATTTGGTAATCAAAAAGGTGCAGGAACAACAAAGATCACGGCAACAAAAGATAAACGAACTGTGAAGTTTGCTTCAAGAACAAAAGTGTCGGTTATGAAAAACCACATCAATGGTCTTGGTTTTGAAGACGGAAGAATTATTGTTACACCTCATGGATTTTTACCGGGTAAGGATACAACTGAGGAAAAAGCGTCAATAGAAAAGTATAAAAAAGAATACGCTGACTATTGGAAAGATATAATCGGAGTTGATGGTGACTTTGATTTGAAAACAGAAAAAGAAGAGGTAGAGTAAGAACAACTTAAGAATTAGAGAGTGTCCAAGACATTATTAGTAGACGGAAATAATTTATTGAAAATTGGGTTTCACGGTGTTAGAGATTTCTATCATAATGGAAAACATGTTGGCGGTGTTTGGCACTTTCTAAACACTCTTCGTAAATTCTTAGAAGAACACAACTATAATAAAGTTGTTGTTTTATGGGATTCAAAAACCTCATCTTCACAACGAAGATTGATATATCCCAAGTACAAATTAAATCGTAAACCTTCAGAATCTGAGTTAAAAGAGGAATCTTTTGTTGAACAAAAACAAAGGGTAAAACAATATCTTGAGGAGATGTTTGTAAGACAACTCGAGACAGAACACGCAGAAGCTGATGACTTAATCGCACATTACTGTAAAGTTTCGTTAGACGAAGAAAAAACAATCTTTTCTAGTGATAGAGATTTAACTCAACTTATTTCTGATAAAGTTTCGATTTATTCACCATCCACAAAAAAATATTATAAGTTTGGAGACAAAATCAAATTACATGATGTTGAAATTCCTCACTATAATGTTAAGACCGTAAAGATTCTTACTGGGGATAGTTCAGATAACATTGATGGTATCTTCTATTTAGGTGAGAAAACTTTAATTAAATTGTTTCCTGAACTCCTTGATGAAAGGGTAGAATTAACTTATATTTTAGAAAAGAGCGAACAACTCTTAAAAGAAGAAAAAGGAAACGTGGCTCTTCAAAACCTATTAAGTGGAAAAACAAAAGAGGGGATTTTTGGAAATGAGTTTTTTGTGATTAATGAAAAACTTGTTGATTTAGATAACCCACTTTTGAATGAAGAGGAAAAAGAATTAGTTAGTTTATATTATTCTGAGTCGATGGATCCCGACGGAAGAGGACATAGAAATCTAATTCGAATGATGATGGACGATGGGTTTTTTAAATACTTACCAAAGGGTGACGACGCTTGGGTAAATTTTTTAAAACCTTTTCTAAAATTGACAAGAAAAGAAAAGAGTAAGTTTAGAAACAAAAAAAATTAAAAAAAAAACAAATGAAAGAACAAGATATAACAAAAGTAGAATTTTTGTTAATGTGTAATGAGAACATTGTCGTTCAAAGATTTTTTAATGTACGAGGGTTCAACAAAAATGCATCTAAATCTCAAGATCTTCATTACTTCATAACTGATTTTTGTAATGAAATGAATTATGATTTAAAAATGAGATCTGTGGTTTATATGTTGGAGAATCGGTACGAAATTGTAGAAAATCCCGAGGTATTAAACACCTCAATTACTGATGGGCCTGAGAAATTTAACCTATTAATTAAGGTTGGAGATATGACAATTTGTCAGAGGCAATTTGACGCAAAACCATACCCTCCTAAGGTCAGATATACTGTAGACCTACGCCCAAAGTTAAAAGCGGTGTTGGCTAGATTGACTGACATTTTTTCAGACAAAAATTTAATTTATTTTTACCCACAACTTATTAAAAACTGATAGTATTTATCATTACTAAAGAAAGGAAAAAATTATGGCGACAGGTAAAAATTTTGAGTATCTCGGACAACAGTTTCAGTTACAGTTATTAAATCAAGTTATTGTAGATAAAGATTTTTCTCATACAATAATTGATGTAATCGAGAACAGTTATTTCGAAAACAAGTATTTTAAAATCATTATTCAAATGGTTAAAGAGTACTACAAAAAATTTGACCACACACCATCATTTGAAACCTTAGAACAAGTAACAAAATCCGAACTTCAACAAGAAATTGCATCAAAAATTGTTCTTGACACAATCAAGAAAATTAAGGATGTCGCTATTGATGGCGTAGGTTTTGTCCAAGAAAAGGCACTGAAGTTCTGTAAACAACAAGAGTTACAAAAGGTAATGACTAAAGCTCAGAAGATTATTGACGGTGGGGAGTTTGAGAACTATGACACCCTCGAAGAATTGGTTAGAGAAGCATTACTGGTTGGAAATAAAGATACTTCTATGATGGATGTATTTTCCAACTTAGAACAAGTACTCGAGGAAGATTACAGACACCCGATTCCTATGGGAATTCCAGGTATTGACAGATTGCTTAAAGGTGGACTAGCAAAGGGTGAAATTGGGGTCATATTAGCACCAACAGGTGTGGGTAAATCTACAGTGTTAACCAAGATCTCAAATCACGCTTTCAATCTCGGATTTAATGTTCTACAAGTCTTTTTTGAAGATAACCCAAAGGTTATTCAGAGAAAACATTTTACACTTTGGACTGGTATTCATCCTGACGACTTGTCAGATGAAAAAGAAAAAGTTTTCGCAAAGGTAAAAGAAATCGAAGAAACGATGGATAATAAATTAATTATGAAAAAATTACCATCCGATACGATGACCATGTTGCAAATCAAAAACCAAATTAGAAAGATGGTTGCAGATGGTATCAAAATGGATATGGTTGTTTTGGATTACATTGATTGTGTTGTTCCTGACAAAAATTTGGGTGATGAATGGAAAAGTGAGGGATCGGTGATGAGAGCATTTGAGGCAATGTGTCACGAAATGAATATTGTAGGTTGGACTGCCACACAAGGTAACCGAGCTTCAATATCTTCAGAAGTAGTAACAACAGATCAAATGGGTGGATCAATTAAAAAGGCACAAGTCGGACACGTTATAATCTCGGTGGCTAAAACACTACAACAAAAAGAAATGAAGTTGGCAACCATCGCAATAACAAAGTCTCGAATAGGTGACGACGGAATAGTGTTTGAAAATTGTAAATTTGATAACTCGATGATAGAGATCGATACAGAAAGTACGACGACGTTCTTAGGTCTTGAAGAACAAAAAGAAGAAAGACAACGACAACGAGTTAAAGAGCTTCTTGACAAAAGGAAGCAAAGGGAATCTCAAACTAATTAACAAAAAAATAAATTTTACAAAAATGGATATATCACAAAGAATATTGAGTGACATTACGGTGTACATGAAATACGCCAAGTTTCTCCCCGAGAAAAACAGACGGGAGACATGGGAAGAGTTGGTGACAAGAAATAAAGAAATGCACCAAAAGAAATACCCACAAATTAAAGATGAGATTGAGGAAGTTTACAAAATGGTATACGAAAAAAAGATTCTTCCCTCAATGAGATCTTTACAATTCGGTGGAAAACCAATTGAGATTTCACCAAACAGAATTTACAATTGTGCTTATATGCCAATTGATCATCCAGATGCATTTTCTGAAACAATGTTCTTGTTATTGGGTGGAACAGGTGTAGGTTTCTCAGTTCAGAAACACCACATTGATAAACTACCTGAAATTAAAAAACCAAACCCAACAAGAACAAGACGTTACCTTATCGGTGATAGTATTGAAGGGTGGGCAGATGCGATCAAAGTATTAATTGAATCTTATTTAGGGGTTAAATCATCAACACCTATTTTTGATTTCTCTGACATCCGTCACAAAGGTGCGTTATTGGTAACGTCAGGAGGAAAAGCTCCTGGCCCTCAACCACTTAAAGATTGTGTTCACAATATTACTAAAGTGTTTGAAAACAAAAAAGACGGTGAAAGATTATCACCAATTGAAACTCACGATATTGTATGTCATATTGCTGATGCGGTATTGGCCGGTGGTATTAGAAGGGCGGCACTTATCTCGTTATTTTCTGCTGATGACGAGGAAATGATTTCTTGTAAGTCAGGAAATTGGTGGGAACAAAATGCACAAAGAGGTAGAGCTAATAACTCAGCGGTTCTTCTTCGTCACAAAATTACTAAAGAATTCTTTATGGGTCTTTGGAAAAGAATTGAATTATCGGGAGCAGGAGAACCTGGTATCTATTTGTCAAACGACAAAGATTGGGGAACTAATCCATGTTGTGAGATCGCACTTCGTCCTAACCAATTCTGTAACTTATGTGAGGTAAATGCATCTGATATTGAATCACAAGAAGATTTTGAACAAAGAGTTAAAGGAGCGGCGTTTATCGGAACATTACAAGCAGGTTATACTGATTTTCATTACTTAAGAGATGTTTGGAAAAGAACTACTGAAAAAGATGCCCTTATTGGCGTTGGAATGACAGGAATTGGATCTGGTGTTGTTTTGGGTTATGATATGAAATCTGCAGCAGAAATGGTTAAATTTGAAAATGAGAGAGTCGCTAAACTTATTGGTATTAACAAATCTGCAAGATCAACAACTGTTAAACCATCAGGAACATCATCATTAGTTTTGGGAACTTCCTCAGGTATTCACGCATGGCATAATGACTTCTATGTTAGAAGAATACGTGTTGGTAAGAATGAGGCTATCTATTCTTATTTGGCGATAAATCATCCTGAGTTAGTTGAAGACGAGTATTTCCGTCCACATGACACCGCGGTTATTTCGATTCCACAAAAATCTCCTGAAGGATCAATCCTTAGACACGAATCAGTATTCCAAATGTTGGAGCGTGTTAAAAAAGTATCACAAGAGTGGGTTAGAAATGGACACAGAACAGGTCAAAACACACATAACGTATCTGCAACAGTTTCAATTAAAGAAGATGAGTGGGATTTAGTAGGTGACTGGATGTGGAACAACAGAAAATTCTATAATGGATTGTCTGTACTTCCATACAACGGAGGAACCTACACTCAAGCTCCTTTTGAAGATTGTACACAAGAAGATTTCGAAAAACTTATTAAGACCCTACATGATGTAGATTTAACAAAAGTTATCGAACTACAAGATAATACAAACCTATCAGGTGAGGCGGCTTGTGCGGGTGGTGCATGTGAAATAGTATAAGATATGACAGTAAGTGCATCAAACGATTGGATACAACAGTTATACGTTCAGGAGACGACAAAAAAATCTCCTGAACCTGACTTTTATAAAGATGAAAATGGTAGGTTTGTAATGACCGAATCTTTTCATATAAAAAGAGGTTCATGTTGTGGATCAAAATGTAAACATTGTCCTTACGACCCGATGTACGATAAAGGAAATACAAACATCAAAAAATCACTACTTAGGTAGTGATTTTTTTTTATGGGTGTATTTATCTAATAAAGATGTCATGAAGATTAAAATAACGGAATCACAATTAAAAAAAATTGTTAATTTATTAGATGATGAAGAACAAATAAAAGAAGGATTATTATCTAATTTATATGATTTAGTGTCAGATAAATTTAAAAATTTAATTAGTTCTTTTAAAGATGGTAACATAAATAAAACGGAATTTAAAAAAAAACTTGAGTCTGAAGTTAAAAAATATAAAAAAGAGGATGTTAATATTGGAGATTTAAAAGAATTTAATTTTAATCAAATACCTGATGGATTAAATAATTGGAGATCGGCACAAATAACCGCTGATTTATTACCTTCTGTGATTAAAAAATATAAAATAAAAAATATTATTAGAATGAGTGGTGATGACGAAAAACATATGGGTAAACACACTAAAACATCTACAGATACTGAGAAAAAAATATGTGAAGAAAATGACTGTACTTACCATTTTATTAATTCACATAGTGGATTTAAATTAGGTAAAGGTTACACCACGTCAATACAAAAAACTAGCGATATTTTATCAAAAGGAAATACTTTAATTCATTGTGCTCACGGTGCAGATAGAACTGGAGGTATGGTTGGAGCATATCTTAAAAATAAAGGTTACATGACAAATAAAGACGAACTATGGAATTATACTACACAATATAATAATTGGCAAAAAATGGTTAATAATAATAATTTTTTTGGAACTGGTTACGATAAATATGCTGATGGATTTTATCCTATATCGGAATTAAAAAAATCAAAATGGGTAAAATAAAATGAACCTACGAGAGAACATATTAAGAAGAAAAGAAAATTAAAAATAAAAATAACAGAAAGTCAATTAAAAAATATCGTCCAAAAATTACAAGATAGTAAAAACATCAAAAAATCACTACAGAAGTAGTGATTTTTTTTTTACTTAAAAAAACCTAGACTTATATTTATATGTGATATGGCAAACGGGATTACATATGGTATAACATTTCCTTTTAGGGATTCTTTTGTTGGAAGATACTTAGATGTTTCTGACAGTAACCAACAAGAAATAAGAAATTCATTGATACACCTTTTATTAACAAGAAAGGGGTCTAGATATTATTTACCAACTTTTGGTACAAGATTATATGAATATATTTTTGAACCTTTGGACGGACCTACTTTCACTGAAATAGAATCAGATATAAGAGATTCGATAGGTGAATTCATGCCGAATTTACTCATCACTGAAATTAAAATAGAGTCAGGTTCTACGGGTTTAGAAGATAAGGGTTATACAATAAACCAATATGATGAAAGAGAGTTCAGAGTTCCTGGTATTTCTGACTTAGAACATACTGCTAAAATAACAATAAATTATAGGGTAACTAATCAGGCTTTCGAGTCAAGTGATTTTGTTATCATCAATATCTAAAAACTATGGCTGAGAAAAAAATTTCTTACACAACAAGAGACTTTCAAGGAACAAGAACTGAACTAATCAATTTTACAAGGACGTATTATCCTGATTTAGTTCAAAACTTTAACGATGCAGGTATTTTTTCTGTTCTTTTGGATCTAAATGCTGCCGTCACAGATAACCTACAATATCAAATTGACAGAAGTATACAAGAAACCGTACTACAATTTGCACAACAAAAGGGATCAATATACAACATAGCAAGAACCTATGGATTAAAAATTCCTGGACAAAGACCGTCAGTCGCCCTTATTGATTTTTCAATTACAGTACCAGCATTCGGGGATAGAGAAGATCTAAGATACTGTGGAATATTATCACGAGGATCTCAAGTTAATGGTGCGGGTCAAACATTCGAAACCGTTTATGATATCGATTTTGCATCGGCAATAAATGCGGAAGGGACACCAAATAGACTTAAAATACCTAATTTTGATTCGAACGGTAACTTAGTAAATTATACAATAACAAAAAGAGAAGTTGTTGTTAATGGAATTACAAAAGTTTTTAAAAGAGTTATTACACCTAATGATGTTACACCATACTTTCAATTGTTTTTACCTGAAAAAAATGTATTAGGAATTACAAGCGTTTTATTAAAAGATGGTACACAATACACTACAATTCCTGAGGCCCAAGATTTTATAACTTTAGGTCCTGATAGATGGTATGAGGTAAAAGCTTTAGTTGAAGATAGAGTTTTTATTGAAGACCCAACAAAACCTTCAGATCAACCTGGTGTTAAAGTTGGTAGATATATCTCAACATCACAAAAATTTATAACTGAATATACTCCCGAAGGATTCCTCAAGTTGACTTTTGGTGGTGGAAATGTTTCTGCTGAAGAACAATTGAGAGAATTTGCAAGAGATGGAAAGGGTATTGATATATCAAGATATACAAACAACTTAGGTTTGGGAAGTGCGTTGAAATCAAATAGCACACTTTTCATCCAATACAGAATCGGAGGTGGTTTAGCGACAAACGTTGGGGTTAATGCGATCAATCAAGTTGGAACTGTAACATTTTCTGTAAATGGGCCTTCAGAAACAATAAATAGATCTGTAATAAACAGTTTAAGATGTAATAACGTTACTGCCGCTATTGGAGGTGCAAACGCACCTACGACCGAAGATGTAAGACAAATGGTTTCATTCAACTTCGCAGCACAAAATAGAGCGGTTACCGTAAATGACTATGAGTCTATAATAAAAACAATGCCATCTATATTTGGTGCACCTGCAAAAGTAGGTGTTGTTGAAGAAAACAATAAAGTAAAAATTAAAATGTTATCTTACGATACTAGTGGTAATCTAACAGATGTCATATCAAACACATTAAAACAAAATATTGCAAACTACCTATCAAATTATAGGATGATAAATGACTACATTTCTATTGAAAGTGCCGAACCAATTGATTTGGCGGTTGATTGTAATGTTGTTTTAGACAACTCACAAACACAAGGTGCTGTGGTTGCAAAAATAATAGAAATTATATCTAATTATTTTAATCCGTTAACAAGACAGTTAGGGCAAAATGTTGTCGTATCGGAATTAAGAAGATTAATACAATCAGAAAATGGTGTAATTAGTATTTCAGATATGAAGTTTTTTAACTTGGTTTGGGGGCAATATTCTTCTTTTGAAACCTCTCAAGCATACTCAGATCCTGTAACAAGGGAAATCCAACTTTACGCTGACGTAATTTACGCGGAACCATCACAAATATATCAAATAAGGTATCCAAAAAAAGATATTAACGTCAGAGTTTTGAACTTAAAAACTGTAAGTTTCTCTTAGTGATTTATTTTTAGAATTACCCACTTACTTTTTTGAAAATGGGAAATAAACTATTTATCAAAAAAGCAAAATTTAATGCCCAAATCATATAGAATAAGAACTGAAGTTGGTGTTGATAAGTATATCAACGTGGAGTTAGATCAAGATTTTGAATTTTTAGAAATCTTGTCTTTGAAAATTTTAGCAAATGATGTCTACACTAGATATTGTTCAGACTACGGTGTAATTGTAGGTCGTGTTGTGGTTAATAACGGGTACGGAGTTCCAAACGCAAGAGTTTCAGTCTTCATACCTTTACAAGATGAAGATGCTGACAATCCGGTAATTGCTGAATTGTACCCATATGTAAACTTAACATCAAGAAATGAAGAGGGTTACCGATATAATCTACTACCAAAAGATCCTGCTTACATCGGTCACCAATCAACCGGATCGTTCCCATCAAGAGGTGATGTTTTGATGAATGATTCCTATGTTGAGGTTTATGACAAATATTATAGATTCACGGTAAAAACAAATGAGAGTGGTGATTTCATGATTTTTGGTGTTCCGATTGGAGAACAAACAGTTGTAATGGATGTAGACTTATCCGACATTGGGTGTTTTTCACTTTCTCCACAAGATTTACTACAAGAAGGGGTAGCAACTGAAGCACAAGTCGATGGGGCTCAGTTCAAAACATCAACTAACTTAGATTCATTACCTCAAATAGTTAATTTGAATTTTAATGTTGATGTAAGACCTCTTTGGGGGGATAATGACATATGTCAGTTAGGTATTACAAGAGTTGATTTTGACTTAACTAAGTTTGCGAACATAGTTATTAGACCGTACGCCGTATTCATGGGGTCAATATTAAGTACAACTGACGACGATGCTCTTTCTATTGCTTGTAGGCCAAAAAATGACACAGGAAATCTTTGTGAGTTAACAACAGGTCCAGGACAAATATTAGCAATTAGACAAACTATATTTTCCGATGAATTTGGAAGACCAACATTGGAACAATATGAATTCGAAGATAAAGGAAGAATTATAGATGACAATGGGGCTTTTGTTGCTAGTGTTCCCATGAATTTAAATTACATAGTAACAAACGAATTTGGAGATCAGGTATTTTCGAATGACCCGTCAAAGGGCATACCCACAAAAGGAAAGTACAGATTCAAATTCAGGTGGATAAA